GGGATCGTCGATCTTGGTTCACGAATCGACAAGGCTGAAGCCGATGGTGACGAGAAGGCCAAGTCCGCGCTGATGGAGGACTTGATGATTCTTGGCGATCACGCGAAAGACCTAGAGTCTTCCTACTCTTCTCTCATGGAGCAGGAGCAGGCCGCCACGAAACAGGACCGTGCTGCACTAGAGAAGGAGCTGGCTGCCCCCATCTACGAAAGCAAGATCGCCCCAACGACCTTTGATCTTCCCACCTATAGCGCCTATGCGCCAGTGATGCCAAGGGTCACGCCTCCAGATCCAGAGGCAAAAATGGAAAGAAATCGGGAGATTGCCGGGCAGCTGCTCAACGCTCCAGTTTCACCAGATGGTCGCGAGGCGGAAATGCTCCCAGCGGGCCTTCGCGCTCAGATTGGATCGCTACCCAACCTCGAAACAAAGGCGCAGCTTCTTAAGAAGAACTTCCCGGACGCGAATATCACTCCGCTGAATGTTGGTGGAAACACTGAGTTCTTTCTCAAAATGCCGGATGGCACAGTCAAAACGACTTTCGAGTCGGGACTTGCTGGTCTAGCTGGCGCTGCTGCGGTTGAAATTCCGCTAACGGCAGCGCAGATTGGCGCTGGTCTTGGAGCTGCCGGAATTACGGCTAGCCCGGTAGTCGGACTAGGCGCAAGCGCATTGACCCGCTTGGGTCTCGGCACAGCTATTGATGAAGCTCTTCGCTTTGGTTACGGGGTAGAGCAGAATGTTGGAGAGTCTCTTGGACGACGAGGGACAGAGGCTGCAATGGAGCTTGCTTTGGGGGGTATTTCTGAAGTCGCCATCCCCGCCGCCCGCGCCGCCAGAATGCCATCGCCATTCACAAACGAGTTCGCACGCAATCTAGAGCAGTCGGCGACTCGTCTTTCTGCCCGCGAGACTCGACTTGCGGCTGCGCAGGGGAGAGCACCAGGTGCCATTCAGGTTCCCGCTGCGGCTGGTATCGCCGGACCTGAGGGTTTGTTCGCTCAGCAGCAACTTGCTGGCGAGTTCCCGCGTTCTGGCATCGCGGCATCCGCCCGAGAAACGCAGGAGACGCTTACCCGCCTGTTCAATAACTTCAGGTCGAACGTTCCAGCCACCGCGAACGACTTCTCTGGTATCGCGGCCAATCGCGAAAGTAGAACCAATCAACTAGCAACCCGCATTGCAGCAGCAACCGGTCGCAACGAACGGGTCATTCGGGATGCTCTTGAGCGGCAATTTACTTCGGGGAGGACATCGAACATTGACGAACTTGGCAATACGCTTCGGACATCAATTCTTGCTGCGGAGGAGCAAGCCAAGCGAGATGTGAACGAAGCTTACAGCCCCATTTTCGACCTAGCTGACCAAGGGGGATTCCGCACAACCCCGGATGAAATGCTGGACATGATCTCGTCGTTCAAGCGCGAGATCAACACCTCAGGCGCAACTGACGCTTCCGCCATCAAGGGTGTAGAAGAAAGGCTCAGGAGGAGGCGTGATGCTCCAGCCGAGCTGCAAGCGGCAATAACCGAATACAATAAAGCCCCAACGCCGGATCTTAAGCGTAAGATTGAAGAGCTTAGCGATCTGAGTAAGCCAATGGGTTCCCGCGATTTCGATGAATACATCAAGGCGTTTAGGGATGCTCGACCGGAAAACGCCGTCGGCGGGACAACCAAAGACGCGTTTGGCGCAGGCATCGCTTCTAGGCTTTCTGATTACAGAAGGAATCGCTACAGCGAAATCAACGCAGAGCTTCCAGATGGGAACCGCGTCAATATTGGCGACTTGTTTGAACAGGCAACCAGCAAGGTTCAGGAGCGAGTTGCTTTTGAAAAGAACCTTCTTGGCAACATCCTGCGAGAAGCCGGTGGAGAGCAAGCAACAACTCCTCGAAACATCGTGTCAGCCGTGATGAAGGAGCCAGCAACCGTTGATCGTGTCGCCACGGCTCTTCGCCAGCTTGGCCAATCAAATCAAGCGATGGCGGGTGAAGCTGATCGGATTCTTGGTTTGATGCAAACCCAATACCTGAACGATATTGGCATTGGTGGGGTCAGTCCCAAGTCTCCAGCTCAGATCGCATTTGATCCGGCAATGCTGAAGTCGCTTTACGGGCCGAACGCTGGGAGCATGCAGCGCAGCTTGGATTCGCTGAACAAAAACATTCGCTTGCTTAAGGGGAATAAGGTTTCCGACTTAACCTTTAACGATGTGCAGCGAATGAGTCAGGCGCTGACTGAAACTGAAAGGGACCAGCTCACGAAGACAATTGGTAAACGGATGGCCCTTGAGAAAGAGCAGCGTGAGGTGATCAACTCGCAAATCTTCAAGCTGGCGAAATCCACCAACTTCAGCAACGTCGATCCAGACGTTTTGTCGAAGGCGATTCTTTCTGACAATTCGACCGTTGGGCAGGTAAGGTCTGCCATGACCGACCTAAGCAAGTTGTCACCAGAATCACGGAATCTCTACAAGGGCGATTTTGTCAGAGAGCTTTTGGATCAGTTCCCTGGTGGGACTCCAACTGCAAACGCCCCATTCACCCCGCTGTTTGACGCGAAGAAGTTCATCTCCGCTTACGAGTCGCCCGGCAAGACCGGAAGGAGCCAATTCGCCACAAAGCTAGAAACCGTTCTTGGAAAAGAGGACGCAAACTTCCTGTATGACTTGGCGAAAACATACGACGCCAACACTATTGTCGATCTATCCAAGTCGGCTGACGCGAGGCTTATTGCTGGTCGCGAAGGCGTTTCGGTTTACTTGACCACGGGTCTTGCCTCGAAAGGCCGGAATCGACTTCTTGCTGCAATGCTTTCCTCCGGGTCTAAACGTCATGGCTTGAAGACCGCTTTGGCTCGCAATGCTTTGCCGGGAGGCGTGAACAAAGCCTACAACGACATGTTCCGCGAGGCATTCTTGACCAGACAGGGAATCACTGCGCTTGGCTACCAAGCAGCTCAAGATCCCGAGTTCTCCGCTGAACTGACCAACATGGCTAGGGAGTTCCGTCAGAAGGAGGGTATTGACACCCCCGAGATTATCGCAAAATAGTCCGATATGGATGACACACAGCTCCAGCAGCTCAAGGAAAACTACCACGACGAACGCGAGGACAAATCGGCGTGGTTCCTTGAGGTGAAGGAGCGTGCCAAAGACGTCTCCCGAAACAGCGTGGAGCACTACGCCCCGAACAAGGCCGCCATGGCTTTGTATCTTTTGTCCCAGGGCGCTCGAATCAAGACCATCGCGGAGAAGACCGGACTCAGCCGGGCTGCAATTCGTGGACTGGAATGGCGACACAACGACACGCTGGAAACCAAGCGCAAAGAGTTCTCGATGCGCTACGCTATTGCCGCGCAGGAGTTCACTGACCTGCTTCTTGATCGAGCAACCCAGCTGTTTGACGACCCAGATGCGCTCTCGAAGATCTCCCCGGACAAGTTGGCGATCACCGTTGGCATCCTCACCGACAAGGCTGCACAGCTCACCGGCATGGCGACTACCGTGGTGGAGCATCGCAAGGGTGCCAGCCTAGAGGATGCTGCCAAGCTAATTAGTGAGGCTAGACAGCGGGTGCAGGGCAAGGTAATCGACGCGGAAGTCGTATGATTTGGCGCAAGCATCAGATTCTGACCCCACCCTCCGACGAGGAGCTGGCGGTGATGACTCCAGAGGACGTTCTGGAGATCCACCGGATTTACCACGAAGCCATTGAGAACGCGGAGAAAGACCCGTATCAGTATGGGTTCCAGCTACCTCACTGGAAGAAAGCGGAAGAACAGCTTGGTGAGGTAAACGAAATCCTCGCACTGGGAGGTAACAGGTCAGGCAAAACCCAGTGGGGTGCGTTCTCTGTAGTCCGTGCTGCCGTGGAGAATCCTAATTCGGAAATCTTCTGCTTCGCTCAGACATCCGAGGTGTCCATTCGTCAGCAGCAGTCGGCAGTATGGGCGTGGCTACCGGAATACCTGAAGACCAAGTTCACCAGCGCGAACGCTTACATCTCATACAAGAAGAAGACTGGATTCACAGACTCCTCTCTGATTCTGCCGAATGGCTCTCAGATCATTTTTAAGACTTACTCTCAGTATCAGAACAACCCGACGATCCTAGAGGGTGCCGAGCTTGGATCTCGAAACCCGGTGTGGCACAACGTAGGCGTCTGGCTTGACGAATACCTTCTTGGTCCCGAGCTAATCAACACCCTGCGTTTCCGTCTTGCTACCCGGAACTCCAAAATGCTGGTAACGTTCACGCCAATCGACGGCTGGACAGAGGTAATCAAGGAGTATTTGGACGGTGCTTCGACAATCGAGAGCAGGGAGGCTGAGCTGCTGAGCGGAGAGCTGGTTCCCTACGTTCAGCGGTCGAAGAAGCTCAGCGCATCGGTTCACTATTTCCATTCGCAGGACAATCCGTTCGGCGGTTACGAGCGCATTCGAGAGACCCTAAAGGGTCGGACTCGTGAAGAGATTCTCATCCGGGCCTACGGGGTGCCGATGAAGTCGCATGCCACTAAGTTTCCTAAGTTTAACAAGATCGTCAACGTGGTGGACAGTGACAAAATCCCTACAAGAAATGTCACCAGATACCACGTCATCGACCCAGCTGGTGCCAAGAACTGGTTCATGTGCTGGATCGCGGTGGACGAGACCGGCACGATGTGGGTTTACCGCGAATGGCCGGGCGTGGATGTCGGCGACTGGGCTGAGTGGAAAGGGGGCAAGTGGGTGCCGGGCGAGGGTGCCAAGGGCCAAGGCTACGGTATCCGCGACTACGTTGATTTGATCGAGCAGATGGAAGGCGACGAGGAGATCTTTGAACGCATTATCGACCCTCGTCTTGGTGCGGCAAAGTATCAGGTTCAAGACGGGTCATCCTCGATCATCGAAGACCTGAATGACGCTGGCATGGTGTGTGTTCCGGCTCCAGGTCTCGACATTGACGACGGATTGCAAGCTCTGATCGGGAAAATGGCATGGGACACGAACAAGCCGTTGGATTCTGTCAATCGACCCTACTTCTACGTGAGTTCTGATTGCGAGAACATCATTCAAGCTCTCTCGGAATACACCGGTGAGGGCGGGCTCAAGGAAGCATGGAAGGATGCGATTGACGTTCTGCGATACGCCGCGATCTCCGGGATTGACCACGTTGACAATCTTGATAATTTTGTTACAACCCACGGAAGCGGAGGCTACTAATGCAGGAAACACAACCACCAGCGAAG